GCAGCACGAACACATACAGGTTCAAGTCCCGCACTGATTGGCATTCCATGATTAAGGTCGAGGGAGACGGAGTTGGTGTCTCAGCCACATGGAAGCTGGGAGTCGAAAAGGAACCGGTTTCGGTGTTTCTCGTTGTCTATGAGGAGGATTTCGCCTACGCCACTCGTCCCGCACCTAAGAAGAAGCCGCGTCCGAGTATCGTGGAACCGATACTGCCGGGCGAATACTGGGCGCGCATCCGCTTTGGGTCACAAACCGGTTGGGGACGGATCATCAAACGGTATGCTCCCCGCAGTGATAATTGGCTGTTCGGACACGATGACAAGGCACCGTATCAAACATCTTGGTGCGGGACCCTGGCGGGTCTTCATCCGTGGATGACATGGGAGGAATTGTTGGAGGTCAATAAGCAGACTCCGATTCTGGAACTGTTGTCTGCTGAGGAATACTACACGAGAAAAGCCAAGGGGGAACTGTGAAGCGTTACATGGACTTGGTACGCAATATTTTCACGGGTGTCCTATCCGACGTTCCACCCGACTTCATACCAGTGGGAACGATTATTGATGAACCGGATACCCCCAGAGAGGATACGCCTATCAAAACGTATGACAGCGTGGAGTCCATCGCCACAGTCAAGGTGGATAAGACCACGCTCGCCAGAATCATGCCGGTTAGAATCTCCATTGACGAGCTGCATGATTTTCTCCAAAAGGTTCCGACCGACGCGGTATGGGAAGTCCAATGGAACGAGGAATGCACGAATCATTACCTGATCGCGGAAAACGACAACGGTAGTCTCACATTCACACCTGTGGAAGGCCCGGTTACAAGCGGATACAAGCTGGTATTCGACTTTCCGTTGAAGTAGTCGGTCAAGCATGAGAATGCCGCCCTAGTGTGCTTCCACGAGAGGCAGCGGCGTCTTATAACACGCCTATCATAGCTTGAAACCCGTGAAAATCTATTTTTTATTGATCTTCACGGGTTTCAGTGAATGAAAAGCATGTTTTCGTATAATCGGGCCCACGTTTTCCACTTATCCGTCAAAGACCGGCACGTGAATCGTATTCGTATTCGTCATCTTCCATACCAATGAATATCGGCTCCACACCGAACATGGCCTTGAACAGTTCACGTGCGAACACATCCACTTCCTCTTTCGTAGGCTTGTGATCGTATTCCGGCCACGTGTTGAACCCATTCCAATTGCGGTTTATCGGCCATGCGCCTTGACGGGTTTCCAAACGCCATTTTCCGCTGGGCATGTGGACGATGGTGGTTTTGATGGACATGATAGTTCCTCCTGAAAGAATATTCGGGCATGACGAAACATCATGCCTCTTGTACTTGGTTCGCTAATTCCCAGAAGGCCACAAGAGAGTCCCGTGGCCTCCAGTGTATCAGTGTTTTTCGTATTCCTTGCATAGGTCGGCGGCGAACTTGGCGAGAGTATCGGGGGCAAGCACATAGTTCTCCCCGCTCTCCCCCGCCTCGTCATAGTATTTCCACACCTCATGCAAGGCGGCTCTCATACGTTCAGCGTCCATTGATTACCTCCTGATTCCAGTCCAACATGTCAGCGGCCAACCATTGCCCGCCGCCTGAAGCATTGGCGTACAGCCAAGCCCCGTAAGAGATTCGAGCCGCCTTATCGCGTTTAAGCCATGCCTTCAGCCATATGAGACGCAGCTCCCAGCGTGGTATACGCCGCCACAACTCGGTGTTGGTGGCGGGGTCGAAACGCTCATAACGGTAGATTGCGGTAATCAATTCGCCCACTTTCTCTTGACATGAGAGCCGTCCTCGTAATCGGCGCTGACCATATCGTTGTCCAGTTCGTCAATGTCCAACAGGTCTCCAACGCCGTTTTCGTCAACCCAGTCGCTCAACTGGTTGAACGTCAAGCCTTTCGGCGCGGTGACGTGACGTGTCTCGATCTGCGTCACACGCATGTAGACCGTATAGACTTCGATTTCTTCATCCATGATGGAAACTCCCTTGTTATTGTCCGGTAAAACGATTAACGGGACAATAGACAGCTCTAAAGTCCCGTCTAAATGCTGATTTATAAGAAAACCGCACCATAGAAAGCCCTATGATGCGGTTCTAAATGATGGTTTCTATAAGAATGACCCCATAGAACAAGTCCATGAGGCCATGAAAACGATAACGGCTATACGCTCCGCCTGTATGGTGGAATGTCCAACGTGGCTTCCAATCCGTCGTTAACATGCTCCGCGTCCCTCAACGAGAGTCGTCCGAACCATTGCAGCAGTTCGCTCCTGTTGAAGTAGAAGCGTTGCGAACAGCGCACGAGCGACGGCTTCAACAGCCCCTCGGCCTTCCAGTCGAGCAGCGGCACGTCACCGGCCTCATCCCAATCAGTGTTGCCGGTTATCTTCGCCATGATACCCGACACCAGATCACCGTCAACCTCGGTGATAACCACCGGACGCGGCTTCCCGATACCGGGATGGTCGGGAAACTCGACCCACATCAGCCACACGTCATACAGGCGCGGTTCACTTGGCGTACTGGTCATAGACATCATCCTCCGAATCATCCCAATCGGCGGGCAGTATCACATGGCCCTTCTCCGAACGCTCGAACATGTATGCATTGTGAACAGGCGGCACCGGATAACCGTCCGGCGTGTGTCGCGTCGGCCTGAACGGCAATCCGTTGTCCACCAGAGACTGGCGTAGGAACATGTTGACGGCGGTGCTCAGGCTCATGCCCATGGAATCGTAGAGCGCGGCGGCGCGTGCCTTGACATCATCATCGATATTGGCGACCAGCTTACCCACGATAAACCTCCTTAACGGTTAACAGGTGGTATCAATCATATACCATATTGGGTTAAAAAATGAAATGCCGTCCTATGGGAGTAAGGGGAAAAACACCGGACGGCAAGAATCAAGTCAGTAACTCATAGTCCAACAGCGGCCATCTTCAGTCACCAATCTTCCGGCCACGTCTATCACTTCGGAGCCTCCAATGAACGGTTTCATGCCGATCTCCTTGTAATTGTACAGCCAATACCCAAATGACTCCATACCGTCGAACATGCGACGCCAACCATTTAAGGCGATATTCTCACGCATGGTGTCCAGCTCATCAGCCAACCATGAGCGGAACGCCGTGAACCACGAGCACCTTTGCAGTCGGAATGTCGGACGCGCCCGCGACTCCCCATAATTGGTGATGTCCTCGATACGGAACACCTGCTTCCGAACATCAGGGCACATCAACGATGGCGCAGTTAAGATTTCTAGACGCGAATAGTAAACATCGTCAAGCCACATTCCAAACATAATCAATCTCCTTAAATGTCTTTTAATACACGCGAATACATGGGGAAAATGGGTTGCCGTCCAGCGGAAGTGAGGAAAAAGCTGGACGGCAAGAACTAGAACAGCGGCAACGCAAACCGCTTGTCGGGCAAATCGGTGGCGTTCAACGCCGCCAAAATCAGGTCAGACGTATGAAGCGGAATGTTTGCGCGTACCGCCGCGATATTATCCGGCGTATACACGGCCCCCGACGATTCCATAACCTCACGAATCTTACTCGTAGGTATCTTGACTTCCATCAATCCACCCCCAGCAAATCATCGATAAGCATGACGATAGCCGTCTGATAACGCTGATACGTGGTGGAATAACCGCAGTCGTACACTTCACGCGCCCTCTTATCCAGCACGTCCAACGACAAACCGGAATCAGCGATCAAACGCTCCATCTCATCATTGTCAGGCGGCGTGGAAGGCATACACGCGACGCCTTCCAAGGTGTTCACCGCGCGCATACGCAAGTCATCGATGAAGCCACTCCGGTAATCGAAAACGGCGGATAAGTCACGTTCGTTCTCTTCGGCCATCTCACGCGCGGACTTCAACAACAGTCGCGCGGCCTTTTCTTTAAGCTCACTCATAATAAAGCCTTTAAAATCGAATCGGAAAGGTTTGAAAGCGGCACGCAATTATGGCGGCGTGCCAACGCCATCAGGTCAGGCCGCGAAACCGAGCGACTTAACGTACTCGGCTACAGCAGTTTCGAGCACCATGTCACTCCCCCGCTCATACCGGGCACGATAGGTGACAACACACTTGCCGTTAGCGCTGGCCACGTAAGCCACCTTGCGGCCCTTGGACGTGCGGAAGTAACGGATATGGCCCATGCCTTGCAATGCGGGGCATTCCTTGGCGGTCATAAGGTCGGGCATTGTCGCGTATGTGACCGCCTTGCTGTTGACCGTGGGCGGCACTTCGGGTATCTCCTGAGTGATCGGATACGGTTCATCATCAAGAAACTCATCCTCACCAGCCCACTTGCTTTCATCCTCAACCTCGGTAGGCGGCAGATGACGCACCATACCTTGCTTAGGCCAATGGTCAATAGTCGTAAACCGTTCGTTCTCGCATGTCCAACGGGACTCAAAATCAGCCACCGTGATACCGGAAACGCTTTTAGCGTCCATCCCCGTCAGCACGGGAACCGTGAACCCGTAAGCCTTACGCTCATTGTCAGGCACCAGAAACCAGCCATGTTCAAGGTCGGACTGGCTTGCTTTCATACCATCCAACAGTTCGGCGTATTTCTTCTCACCCTTGGCCTGAACATTCCAAGACGTGCCAGCGGACGTTTCCGACAATCGCCAGATACGCTTCAGCCGGGCGTTTACATACCGCACGTCATACTTACTATTGTCCTTACGCAAGCGTACCCACATGCCGCTCACGGCATTCACGTTACGCGACGGGTCATTATTAAGATTCTTCATCGGAATTTACCTCACTTCAAAAAAATCGATTGTCAGATTTGCACGCCACTGCGATAGGCGTAATCGCCATACACGCAAGTGGCGGTATCATCAACGCCGTAAGGCGTGGAACATTGGGGCGTGGGCTGGATAACGCCTAACGTCCTAAGCAAGAGAAAGTCCGTCACAAGGACGGCCACAAACAGAACACGACGGACTTTCAACACTCACCCTCTTCGGTGGCTTCGGTATAGAAAACGTCGTCCATCTGGTCATTGTCGAAACGCTCATTGATGTAATCGGACAACGCTTCAACGTCGCCGTCATTGTAGAGTCGTGCGATTCTGCCATGCCCTACGCCGTTACCTTCCAACATGTAAGCGTCCTAGGCCCAGTAGGGCTCACCCTCGAAAGCCGCGTTATATTCGGTTTCAGTGACATACCCGTAATCGCCTAGACGGTAGATACCCTCACAAGGCTGAAACCCGTCATACCGGCATTTAGGCGTGAGTTTCGCGTCAACGCGATCCACCATGTCCGTAATGTCTTCAGCGGTAATCATTGTCAAGCTCCTTTTGAAACAGCGGGGACATGGCTTCAGCGCCATGCCCTTACGATTGATTGATTGAATTGCCCGAGTGGGCGGGGAAACGATTAGGCTTTACGGAATTTTTGCGCGTACAATCTGACCTCGAAAGCCATGCCACGCCATAGCACGTACTCGCCTAACTCATCATCGATGAATATGGTCAGCTTGCGCATGTCCGGCTTGAAGTCAGGTGATTCTTGCGTGACGCAAGCGCTGAAAAAGTTGGCCGCGTCAAACGTGTACCGCTCGAACCCGTGGTTAAAATAGGCGTCCTTGGGTAGGTCAGCGAACTTGCGGACACCCAAGACGGTACCCGAACGCGTATTACGATAGTCCATCATGCCACCGCCTTAAACTCATGCGATTGGATAAAATCGTTGCGACTGAAGACGTTCTCAGGCGGGAAAAAATCACTCGGCCAGAACGTGAAGGCACCGTCCTTGAAGTAGCCTCCTTCAATCCACTCGAAACGCTTACGCCGGACACGTCGAACGGTAAGCCAGACGGTATCGTATTTATCGAACGTCACCGTCTTGTCAGTGGCTTTTACGATAACGTAGATGTCACCGGCCAACGATTGGGCCAACCAGCCAACGTGAAAGTCACTTGGATTCAGTACTTCTTCAGACATGACACACCCCTTAGTGTGATAGGCTTGATTGATTGAAATTGCCCGAATGGGCGGGAAGCGCGGATTAATGCGCCGCGCTATCGCAGTCAGGTCAGCGGTATTTACGGCAGACAGTTTTGCCGTACAATTCACCAATTTCGGCTTTCGTCATGCGCTTCCAGCCGAATTGCTGGATAAACTCACGAACATGCCTCACAGTCGTATTCGAATACGACCATGTATCTTCAAGTTCCAGCTGATACGTGCCGTCCAAGCCGTTATCAAAAACAGTGGCGACATGCGTACCGTAGCTAAAAAGCTCATAATCTAAACCGAGATTATTGCGCCAGACTTCAACAACCGCCTTACCGCCGAACGACTTTTGAGTGGCGTACTGCGTGTCAAGCATGTAAGAGCGTTCCATCATGCCACCTCGCCATCGAATTGACGTTCTGCGGCTACCGCGTACAACACGTCATGCATGGTGTCGGTACTGTAGCCGTTGATATTGGTGACAACTTGCAAAGTCTGCTCGGACACACCGTAATCATCTTTCAGCGCGTCCCACATTTCCTCGATAGACATTTTTGAATCTCCTTTGAACTGTTGAAGCGCGGAGACAGCCGCGCGACTGAATGAATCTGATTGAAAGACTTAGTAGCGTTCGTCGATTAGAATGCCGTCTTGGTAGATGTACAGGCCGGTACCGCGTCCGTTGCCCATTCGAGCACTATCCCAGTAGCAGAGTCCAGCTTGACCCGAGCCGTCTTCGTTCTCACATTGCGGGATGTTCGCGGTATCACTACCGCAAGCGGACAGGGTGAAAAGTGTGATTAACGCGGCTGAAGCCGCCAGAATTTTACGCATGGTTCCTCACTTCCATGTGAGGCGTGCTAAGATAGCACAGCCTCGATTTGATTGATTGGTTAGAGAACTTTCAACTTAAGGCACGCGGCTAGGTAGTTGGCGCTACTTAGCCGCATTCTTTTAACGCATCAGGTCGCTCGGTTGGCAGTTGAGTGCACTGGATATCTTCAAAGCGTTTTCAAGAGTCATGTTCCGAACGTCTCGCCGCCCGGTCTCATAACTGCTGATGATTGTTCGCGCTATTCCAGTGCGCTTGGCTAGCTCAACTTGTGTTAAGTCGGCTTGTTTGCGCAGTTCCTTAAGTCCCATAGGCTTACCCGCTTTCTCTAGTAGTAGGTAAACCAATTATGACAGCAAAATGTATCATTTGCATGTAGGGAAACACTGTTAAGTTCTCAAACTTGCTTTTGTCTTGCCCGATTGGGCTTGATAATTGATAGCATAACGTATCATTTTGGTTTAAACAAATCGGCGTGTCGGAAAACCAGCACGCCGATAAAAATCAGACCAACGCCACGACAGCGGCCGCAACGAACGCAACCACCGTAAACACCCACGGCAGTATGCGCGCCCACTTCTCACGCGGCCTGACCACTACCGTAATCAGACCAACCAGAAAAGCGAAACTACCCACGGTAGCCAGATTCGTGACCACCACTTTAGCCAACTGCCATGAAGCCGCCTGAACATTCACGTTCACCAGCGTGAACACGGCCGCGAAAATAGCCATCAACGCAAGCACGTTACCATACATGCGCTTCTCTATCCCCTCGACCTGAGCCGCCTTATCCTCGACATGCTTTATATCATTGGCGAACACGTCACGATACCGGCCCAACGCGCGATAGTCCATCTCATCCGAGAACGCACCCGAATAGGGATGCTCCACCACACCGTCAACCGGCTCGAACACCAGTTGCGCGATACCACGATTCGTGTCCAATGTGATAGCGTCACCGCTCAGATTGGTGACACGATAGAACACGCGCGTATGATGCCCCGGGAAATACAAGGGAGCCTCAAGCCCCAAGCCCTGACGGATACGCGAATTACGCAACAACACCCGCGCAGTAAGATCGTCAGGCAACGCGATAGCCTCACGGCACGCCACGAACACGCTATCACCCGGAGCCAATTCCACACGCGACGTTTTACCGTCGTTCGTGTAATACGCCAATGTCGCCAAATCGTAGGACACAGGCCCAATTTTGTCCGCCGAAGCATTCTGAAGAACGTCGTCGTCTATAAGCTCCCGTATCCGGGTATCGCTCACGACCATTGCCGGAACCTCCTTTTATATCATTAAAACTACAACTTTAGGACGCGAAACGCCGAAGCGCCACGCACAGCGCCCGGTATGAGCCGTAAAGACTCACGTACCGGGCCGACTGTATACGACGCCTACAGTCAGGCGATAAAAGTTAAAGGGCACACCACGCCGAACGTGGCACTTTCACTCACTGTAGACACGTGAGCTATGACTCTGACTCTTTGGTGTCAGCGTCTAAGAGCTTACGAGGGTTAGACACGCGCAAAGCGTCACAAATCCGCAGCGCATTATCAAGTGTCATATTCCCGATGGATCTACGACCGGCTTCAAAGTCGGCAATACGACCTTGCGTCATGCCTACCTTGTTACCTAGCTGTTTTTGGGTATATCCTCGCTTCTGCCTTAATTCCCTAAGACTCATGGCCCACCTCACTCTGGTTCAGTGGGCCCAATTATACAATTTCAAACGTCCGGTTTAGCCGTCGCGCGGTTATCTCCCCGCGTCTGCCCCTCTATCCCGCGGCGAGGCTCATCGCGGGGGGAATTCCCCGCC